TAAATTCATAAATGTATTTACACTAAATTCATTATATGGTGAAGCTGTTGCACTTAATATTTCAATATTATCTTTCCTTGCAATCTTTTCTAATTCTTCACAAATTAATCTTTGAAGCTTATTTCCTCTATATTCACTTTTTACTATTGTTGATTCTATTTGTGCAACTTTAAGAACTTCTTCTCCATTTAAACCTATATCATATGCATAATTTGATTCATCATATCCCTTTTTTGCATATACCCCCATTGCAATAAGCTCATCTTCATTTGTTAAGCATCCTATTATTTTTCCATTACAATTTATGTATTCTTCAAATTCTTCTTGTTTTGAATCTGCATATAACTCCTTATTTTCAAGGCCATTTATTATTAATTCTTGTAATTTTATTATCTTATTTATATCTGATAATTTTAATTCTCTTAATTTTATTTCTATTATTTCCCCATCTTTTCTTTTTACCTTTAGTGAATTTATCATAATTTATTACCATCCTTCCATTTAGTTATTAGCTATTTTAAATATAGCATTGTTTAAAAAGCTATGATTATGAATCTTTCTTTTAATGTATCTTTGTAGAAAAATTAATAATCATAACTTATCTAATTATAAATTCAATAATTTTCTCCAAGTGTTACGACCAACTATTCCATCTACTGAAAGTCCATTTGTTCTTTGATAATTTTTAACTGCAACTTCTGTATTAGCTCCAAAAATACCATCAGCACTTATCCCTAATTTTTCTTGAATCAACTTAGTAATATTGCCTCTTGCTCCTCTTCTAACCATAGGAGATCCATTTAATGTATTTGGTCCTGCAATACCATCTACTTTTTGATTAGAAAATCCCTGCTTATTACATTCTTCTTGTAATCTAGCTATCCAACTATGGTAATTTTTACTTGTTGGTTGTGGAGTTGGTGTTGGTACTGGCTCTGGAGTTGGCGTTGGTGTTGGTGTAACTCCAGAACTTCTATTAACTAAAGCTTCAGCTATCGTTTTTCCAATATAATCATAGCCAACTTTCTTATATAAAGCAACATCTTCAGTTGCTTCAACAAAGCAAACTTCAACTATCATTGATTTCATACTTGTATGCTTTAATTCATATAATCCTGTTCTTACTTTTTGTCCTCTATTTCTAAAACCTAAAGATGCCATTTTATTAACAACTCTTCCTGCAATGTCATATTCAGAGTAAACACATACCTCTGTTCCTAATGCACCATTATAAGTGCTATAAGCATTGTTAAAGTGTATTGATATAAATAAATCAGCACCCCAGTTATTAGCTTTATTAACACCATAACTTAAATCTGCAGATGAACTTGAAGTTGAGTCTGGTGGAGTAACATCTAATACAGTATGCCCTAATTGAGTTAAATATTTAATTACAGCATTTTTTACTAATCTATCTTCTTTTAATTCATCTATTAAAGCACTTGCTCCAGTTATCTTTGGACAATGCCCTCCTCTTACTGCTATTTTCATTTTAATTCCTTCTTTCTTTTGTATTATTTTTTATTTCTATAACATTATTTTCTATGTTATTTATTTTTGTAGAAAATTCATTCATAAGTAATCTATTGCTTTCTGCTAGCTCGCTATTAGCTTCAAGAAGTTTTTCGTTTACTTCTCTATTTTTTTCTATAGATAATATAAGCATATCTCTCTCTTTATTACTTCTTTCTCTTATTTCAGCGTCTACGATAGCTTTTTCCTTATCTTTCTTATTTATATACCAGCCAAAGGCTCCCACCATTACCGCAGGAAAGCCAATTGTGTTTATTAATTCTACAATCACATTAGTGTCCATTTTTTTATCCTCTCATTTTTAGTAAATTTTTATTTTTTTGTATATAAAAAAGACTACTTATTTCTAAGCAGTCTTATAGTTAATATTATTTTGCACATATATAGTAATAACCTACTTGATTTTCTATATCAGGTACAGAAACTTCTATATCGTCATCGGTCCTAGAAGTATTGAACTTTTCATAAAGTTCTGGATAATCATTGCTATTAATAGCTTGTCCGTTAGCTCTTAGCCATGTGTTAGTTCCATCTTCAAAACTATCTCCACAATCATATGCTAACTGTTTCAATTCTCCTACCATTCTAGGGTACATTTGAGTAACTTTTTCTAATTCTAGCCTAGTTACTAATTCCGAAGTTGTGTGATGTGTTACTTTGTACGGAAATACCTTGTTTGGAAGATTATTGCGCCCAACATTTTGGTTTAAATGCGGGGTTTGAGAAGATGACCAAACGCTATTAGTATAACTACTATCTGTAGCATATGCTAATCCTATTCTAACATTGCCTCTTACTGTCTTTGGTTCGACAATAAATCCAAATCCTACAGTTTGGTTAAATTGTTTGTCTACTTGTATTCTAATACATTTGCAACCAACCATGTCTATATCTTCAACGGTATATGATTTTTGAAAGCCAGGTGCTTGTATTACTGTATTCCCATTGTTAATTACAAAATATGTAGCATTAATAGTATCTCCTACTTGTGCATTAGCGATAGGTACTATTAAACTAGCCACACGCTTGTTTATTTCAGAAAATTTATTATGAACAGTAACAACATAATGATTATTGTTAAATACTTCATATCTTCTACTTGTTGAACCAATTTCATTAAATGTTGCTATAGTAAAATCTCGTGTAACAGTTGGACTATAAAAGTTAAAATCATTCTTTTTAGTGAAGTTATTATCTTGATTTTTTTGAACCTTTTCATCTAGCACTTCTTTAATAGTTTTATTTGTACTGCTATTAATATTAATATTATCTGAATAAATAGTTATTTCATTATTACTAACAACCAAATTGTTAATTCTTTTAGCTATAGTTGTAGGAAGCATATTGTCATTAAGTTTACCATTACTATCAAGCTTTGCTATCTTGTTGCCTTGTCCAGCACCGCCAACATTTGAAGTATCAGAAGTATTTACCTTCCCATCTATAGCTTCTTTCATATTAATATTGCTACCAGTATGATATTCAATATTTGCGGCAACTACAGTAACATTTCCATCAGCTCCTGGAGCAACATTATTTACTTTTTTTACTGTTCCATTTCCAACACTCAAAGATAAGAAATCTCTATCGAAGTCATTATTTGTTTGTCCAGAAGGTCTACCTTTGTAAATATGAATAGAACCATCGCTAAGCGTAACAATATCTCCCCTATTAATTTGCCCTACTCCACTACCTATCATAGATAAAGCATTTTCTTTGTTTGTAGCTGGAATTACTTCATTTAGTGCTATAGCAGGAATTAAACTTTCGTCTAACTTACCATTGCTAGATAGTTTTACTAATTTACTAGCATTATCATTACCGCCCACGGAAGTAGCTTGGTTGACAGTATTATACGCATTAATAGCTTTTTCAAACCCTTCTTGAATGCTTAATCCTTGACCAATTATTAAAGTTTTGCCTACATAATTAGTGGAATTAGGCTGCAATCTGGTTCCCACTCTAGGCATACCTCTGTCCCCTCCAGACGCTATTACATTAGCGTATCTTGCTTCGTACCACACCATGCCTTTTGCACCAACCATAAAATAAATGTTTTTATCGAAAATCCTATTAATTGGAATACTTATAATTTTGCTACATGATATTTCGCTATAAGTGTTTTCTGTAGCCACTGCAGTTCCTTGAACAATTAAATGTTCTATGACAGTATTATCATTTACGCCAACAGTTCCAACATTCACACCGACTATTTCTGTCCCAACTTCTATATTGTCCCCAAGTCCAATAATTAGCTTATCCACGAACGTGTTTGCTGAAACACTGAATGAAGGTGTTGCTGAATAAATATTCGTTCCAGGAGACGGTTCAGTTGCTCTAGTATTGTTAATAGTAGACAAAATTGCAGTATTTAAATAACCATCTTCAAAAAATATTTTTTTAAAGTTATTTGAAGATGTAAAGTTATTAAATTCACTTGTTCTAGCCATATCACTTAATCTTTCTTTTAAACTAGAACCTTTTCCTACAATAGCTACTTTCCCAAAATAATTACTCGTGTTTGGAGATACTCTGTTTCCTGGAGATGGCATATTACTACCGCCCATTACATTATAGCCAGTCCCACTATTCCACAACATGCCTTTAGCTCCAACCATAAAATAAATATCTCTATCAAAACTTCTATTAACAGGCACAATTACTACCTTGCTAGAACTTAACACACTATATCTATTTTCTTCAACTTGTCCAACACCTCGTGTAATTAAATGCTCTAATACAACGTTATCTGTGCTTATTGTACCTACATTTATGCCAGTTACAGTTGACCCTATATCGGAATCTTCTTTTAATCCAATTACTATACTTGCTACATAAGTATTGGCTGGAACAACCAACTCTTTAACTCCAGAGTATTGATTTTCCTCGTTCATGTGCAGAGTTGCGTTCTTGTTATCTACGTATTTTAATACTGTATCCTTAATATAAATGTCTTTAAATATATTTTCTCCATCAAACGTGTTATTTAATGTTTGACTTGCTAAATCAGATATATCTATATCAATATCGCCAAGAGAACCATCGGCTCTCTTAGCTTTTAAAGTCTTAGTGTTAGTTGCTTTATCTTTAGAGTATAGAAAGCTAGAGATGTCCCTAGCCTTTGCCTTATTCCAAAGATCAAGCAGAATGTTCTTTATTTGCTCATAATTTCCTATACTCATATTGCCTCCGTTTATGTGAATAATGCTTTTATTGCACTTACTTCATCTGTAGTCATATATGAAAATAGCTCTACGTCAGTTCCATCTGTTCCAAATGATAATGAAACTCTTTCGCCAGTCTTTTTAGTTGTTACAACTATGTTGCCATCTGCTCCTGGTGTGTTACCATTGATACTTGTGATTGTTCCATCTTTAGAATTTAATTCAACAAAGCCTTCTGTTAAATTACTTTGATTTTTATCTTTTTTTATACATAAGTATCTTTTTGTAACCTGTCCATCCCTTGTTACAACAACAACATCCCCATTTTCATATTCCATTCTGCTTAATGTATCGTGATCAAATGTTGTTACTGGGTAGTATTCATTAATAGCTATCTTTGGCATCAAGCTACTATGTAATTTGCCATCAGTACCTAGCTTAACAACTTTCCCAGCTTTTTCTCTTTGTTCTATTTGTTCTGTTCCATCAATACAATCTGTATGCTTTACATATGTAGAACTATCTGCTTGTGTTTGTTTTAACTTTAATGATAGCGAACCAATACTTTCTCTACCATACAGATACATAATAGCTGTGTTATTATCACTGTTTACACCAGTCCAATCAATTTGCGAATTTGGCTCATCAGGCGGTTGAACGTCATTTAAGTTAACAACATCTTCTCTATATTCCGCTTTTATATTCTGTGCAACTTCTACATTATGAGTATTACATCTAGCTATAAAGTAAGTTTCATTTTCAAAAGACTCTTCAATAGGGATTATTACAAACTTCTTTGTTTCTGTACCTTCAGTAATACTGTTAACCTCTAAAACTTTAGAATCCCAAATAACTTTCTTAACTCTATCTTGAGTCCTATCAGTAGCATTTTTTGTTATCGCCCACACTTTAAAAGTTGCGTTTCCAGTTGCTGAAGCTTCTAAGTAAATTCTAATATGGTCGACATATCCATCAACAAAGGCACTTGTAGTTAATTGTCTAAAGCCTAAACTTCTCCTTATACTTGTAACACCTTTAGTATTTCCAATATGACTGTTATTTGCTATAGCAACGTTATCCGCTGAAACATCTTGCTTGAACTCATTCTTATCTTGTAATCTTGCATAATCAGCTAGACTTACATTAACTTTATCGCCACCCTTTTTCTTTGTAAATTTTATTTTCTTTTCTTCTGCTGTTAATTCTGCATCAACAAAAGCGTCATCATATCTTTCTTTTGTTTTTGTCCATGAATAGTCTATAATTTCTTTTAGTTGCGATTGTTTTACTATATTGCTTGACATAAATTTCTCTCCTTTATTTAAATAAATTTTTAATATTTTGAACTTCTTGATCCGTCATAAAGTTAATTGTCCCTCTAACAGCACCAGAACTATCAAGAAATTCATACCTATTCCCATCACTTGATATCCTAACACTTGTTAAAGCATTAGTATTATTTCCTCCACCACCAGCTCCTCTGTTATAGCACAAAAATTCTAAGTATTCCTCTATACGAGAATTTGGAACTGGAAGTGTATTTAAATCTGTAGCTCTGCCGACGATATAGTTTAAAAATTCTTCTGGACGAGAACCTACAAAGCTAGGTAAACTTGCTAAATCTTTAGCCATCCTCTCACCATCCTTGTTTTTAATTTTTATATAAGTATTAATGTTCGCAATATAAATCAATTGTGAATATTATTATGTTGTTTTTCTTATAATTAAATCTGTACCACCTTGTAATGTTAAATCTGAAAATGATTTTGTGTATTTTAATTCAAATTTATCATTAGCATTTAAGAATAAAAAAGTACGATAATTTAAATATTGCTTTGCTCCATTACTTAACTGTATCCAATAGTTTTTTTGTATTTTCTTTTCTCCATTAACAAACGGACATAATCTCAATGTCCCTGTTGTCGAAGTCCCGCCATTCATAAATGTATTTAAAGATACTTCATATAATCCAGTTTCTTTTATTGTAAAAATACCATCTTCATTATTATTTTTTGAAAACACATTTCCAGGCACATTCAATGTATACCAGTTGCCATCAAGAATTTTATCGGTTTCTAAAGTAATATCTACTCCTGTAGAACATATATTGAGAGTTTTTATGTTATCCTCAACTAAACTTTTAACACCTTGTATTTCAAAAGATGGATAATAAATTTCAAATTTATTATAAGAATCAGCTACTTTTGTTATAGTAAACTCTATTATAGCATGAGTAAATTGTGTTAAATAAGTAATTGGAATATTAAAATATTTATCCACTAAGTTATCACCAAATACAAGGGTTATACCATCAGTATAAGTTCTTAATAGTTTATCGTTATTATATAACTTAATTGTTACATCACATCTACATGAACTAGCTACTGGGTTATTAGTACCTAATATATATAACTTAGTTCTTGCTCTAGCACTTTGTGTTAAAAAATCTAATCCAACCTTTTGAGAAATAGTAGCACTTTTTCCTTTAGGTACAGTTTCGTCTAAAATTACTGCACATCTTTTTTGGGCTGAAAGACAATGCAATGATATATTTGTATCAGTTTTGGTTAAACTCCACCCGCCAGCGGTGCTATAAAATAATGAATTATAGAGTAAATTTTTAGTTTTTAAAACACTTTCTTTTTTATTGTTATCAGAGTATGCTTTACCTTTCGAGAACATAGTCGAATAGTTTTCATAAGTTTCTCTCATTGTTAAACTTTCACAAACACCACTATTAATTTTATTGCTTATATAATCGCATATTTTGGTAAAATCACTTATACTTACCTCAGTGTCGTCTATCTTATGACACCACAATATCAGCCAGTCTTTATTTTCGATTGCAGTATCAATATAACTTTTAACTTTATCAACACCGTCCCTTAATGCAGTTCTTTTCATTCCCTGTGAATTATTTTTATCACATGGTTGATATTTATTATAAACATATCCATAAATTGAATAATCGCTATATTCAGCCACTAATGGTTTATACTCATCTGAAATTGGTGGTAAATTATCATTTTCTAGTGGAGCAACAAACCCATTACATTTATATCCATAATCTGTTATCAGACTTCTTCCATATTTTAATTCGTATATAGCCCTATCACGTGGTAGACCTTGTGTTATTTGTTTATGAGTTGCACCATGGTTCATTACTTCCATTCCATAATCGTACATTTCTTGTAAATTGTCGAAAGTAATTAATTTATTGCTTTCACTTTGTTGTGTTAAAATATCCATGTTTATCGCAGCGCAAAAATGTAATTTTCGTGATTTTAAAATAGGGAAAGCATTATTATAAACTGTCTCATTACCATCATCGAACATTATTGTTATAATAGCTCTATTATTTTCTATCCACTTAAATTTTTCATTTCCTATAGTTTGTATTCGCTGAACATTAGTATCCAATTGAGAATCAAATCTATCTAGCCTATTCTTTAAATTTTTATGAACAACATTTTTAGAATCAGTTCTAGCACTAATAACTTCATTATTCAACGCATTATGAAGTTCATCACCTTTATCTAACCTTTTACTTAATGTAGGAAACTGAGTACCATCCGCCTTAACTCTTGCTGCAACAACTTCTGCATTGCTATTCCCCGCATTTATTATCAGTTGATTGAACTTACCATCCAAGTTCGTTTGAGCAGTGCTTGTATTAACTTGTTCTTTGTTTATAAGTTCTATAGCATTAGCAATAGAGCCTCTTACTTCTCTCCCGTACACTGCTTTTCTTATTTGTTTTAATTCTGTATTTATATCAGCCATTTGTGTCCTCCTTTTAGGTTTGTAGCGCAGTAATGTGAATGTTAATTCCAGCCCCTTGCGCATCTATTTTTTTTGTAAAAATAATATTATTTAATATCTTTGTTTCATCTGCTTCTAGCACAAATTTAAAAGCTACACTATCAAATTTTAGTGTAGCTTCTGACTTTGCACTTGTATTATGCAGTATTATAGTTTTTACTATAGCTCCTTTGGAGTTAGAATATAGATTTTCTTCTTGTGCAGACAATGTTTTATTAGCAAGTATTATAAACTCTTCCATCACCACACCCCCAACAAAATTCTTTTCTTAATTTTTTCTATTCTTTCAGTATTAGAAGCAACTACCGGCTCCAAACTCGCAACTTTACTCGCAACTTCTTTAGTTGCATTTATATTAGTTTCTAGAGCTTTGTTTATATCTGATACATTTGTATTTGTAGAATTTAAAATTTTTATCGTATCATTAAGAGAATCAATAGTTGTATTTAATGTACTGTTAACATTTCCTACTGCCTTTACAGTTGTTGTTACAGTTTCTTGAACTCTAGTAATATTTTTTTCATTTTTAAGTGCTTTTAATTGATATTCTTTTATATCTTCTAATTTATCGCCTATAGCGAGCTTAGAGTTTGTTAAATCATTTATATCTATCACTTTTTCAACTATCCTTAATTCTTCATCTATTCCTATGACATTATTAATAAATCTATGATAGTTTCCTACTTCAAAAGCTTCAGTATCTAGCCCTATGCTATACAAATCAATAGCAGAAATTTGATGTTTAACTAATTTTCTATTAGATTCTTTTTGCTTTTCTTTTATTTTTAATAATAAATTTTCAGGAATTGTAACATCATCAAAAACAAAAACTTTTTCTATAACTCCATAGAGTTTTATAGCTTCTTCATCATCTACATAATCTTTCCCGTTATTAATTTTTTTAAAATCGACTCTTTCATCAGTATTTTCTTTTTTAGCACCATAGCCTATAGCTCTGGTCGCAATTTGAGTAGGATCAACTTCTCTTACAAAAGACGTTAGATTTTTTGACAATCTAATATCTACAGAGCTTTTCTTTCCAACTTCAACTACATAATCTAAATATCTTTTATTATCTTGATATCTAATAATAATTTCTCCGCCTAATCTATCTAAAAGCTTGTCTTTTATAGCTTCAAAAGTAGTTTGTTCATAAGATGTGAATCTATATAAATTCCCAGTTAATTCAACTTTGCCTAGCTCAAACTTTTTATCATTAGTTGTTTGAGAATTATGATTATCTATAAGCAATTTTAAAAATTTTTCTACAGAAATATCATGATATTCTCCATATCGAGTAAAAGTATCATGCAAATAAGCTAGTTCACTTTCGCAAACAACAGTATTTTCAATGATACCATCGCTCGTCATAGAAGGCGTTAACATTAAAACTCTACCTTTAAATTCTATAGTATTATTTTTAATATTTAAAACTTCTATCCTACTCAAATAAGGTTTTATAAGATTGAATCCTGCATTAAAAAGGGAAATTTTAAATGTAAATTCATCTATTGAATTAATCCCTTTTTTTATAGTTCCAGCACTTAATTTAGGAGCATTCCTTTCTGATGATAAAGAATGTATTAATGTATCCCCTTCAACATTTTTTAAAATAATTTGATACATTAGATAACCTCCTTGTGATAGATAAAATCTATGTTCCCATGTCCTTTAAGTTTCAGCTTATTTGCTCCTTTGTTTAATGCTATTCTCCAATCATGCCACGTCCCTGGGGTTATATTATAAATTACATTATTATGAATAACTGATATATTACCAGTCGATTTTATGGTTGGCGTTTTTTTTATAGCACTAGAATTGTATAAAGTTATATCAAGTTCCCCTTGAACAACGAAAGTTGTTTGAAAAGCATAATCTAATTCAAAATTAAAAATATCCCAAATATCATTTCCTTCCGCTTCATCAAAAGACCGGAACGGATAGCAATCAAATTCTACAGTTATTTTCCCAGTCAATTCACTGATTTCTATAGGAGTTATATTTGTTGCCCTTGCTAAAAAATAACCATACTCATAATCTATGTATAATTTACTTTCTCCAGAGCCTAGAAGCCATTCTGCAATTGCTCCATATTTACTGTTAATTTGAGTTCTTCGTTCAATAGTTCTATTTTCAAATTTAAACGTTATTGTTATTTTTCTATTATCATAAGATAAATCCCCATAAACTTCTGAAAAGTCATAATAACCATTTTGATAAGGAACATTATTTTGAATTAACCTCGGCTTTGGGAACTCAATTTCAACCTTCTCAATATAAAGTTCAAAATCATCTAAAGATTTTTTACTATTAAAAATTATTTGACTCTTTTCCATTACCCTTTGAACCTCCCATATAAATTTATATTTCTTCCTTGCGCAACTTCTAAGCTATTAGCAAGTTGTTCTCCATCTAAGTAAGAGTTTACATTTGCTTGTAATGTAACATTTTTTAAGCCTTCTGAAATAGCAGAATAAATAACCTGACTCAATAAATTAAAATTATCATTACTAATATTAGAATTTCTAATAGACTCATTAACATTAGTATTTATTGTGCTTTTTCTCAACGAATTTAAAGAATCGTAAATATTAAAATCTATTCTACTTATTTGATTAGAAACTTCTTTTTTAATTTCTTGGACCATCAGCTCTGTACTTGATAAATTAGTTCTTACTTTAGTGCCCCTTGGTAAGTAAGCAGTTTCACCAACGGAACTTTGACCTAGACCAATCGCAGTTTTGCCATTTGGAGCGTCAATTAATTCCCAGCCTTTTTCATTGACTGTGTGTATTCCTTGCGGCGCATTGTTTGTCCCTATTGCATAAGATTTTCCGCCACCGAATAAGTTGCTAAACATGTTTTTTAATCTTGAGCCAAAACTATTTATACTACCGCCATCGTCAACTTTTATTGTTGCAGTTGAGCCGTTCAGGTCATTAACTTCTTTTTTAGTATTTTGAATTTTTTCTATAACTTCTTTAGCATTATCTCCAACTTTGATTGGGTTTCCGTTTAAATCTAAAATTGCGTCTTGTAGGTTACCCGCATTATCTTTAACTTGCCCCAAACTACCTATTACTCTACCATTGCTATCTATAATGTTATTAGATGTATCTATATAAGAATTGCTTAGAACTAAATTTTTAGTTGCTATGCCATCTGCACTCGTGCCCCACTTTTGATATAATTTTTCTATTTCTTTAGCACTTTCAGAACTCATAGCAGACACTGCTCCTGTATTCAGATTATATAGACCAGTCAATTGTCCAGTCTTTTCGTTTACTACTGCATACATGTCTACATACTTTCCAGTTGTGATGTCTAACATTGATTGATAACCCGTTTCGGTTATTTCATTTAACCCTTGCAAATTTTCTTGTGCTAATACATATCTTTCATAGTAATTTGTATCAGTAGCTTTTAATATTTCACCGTTAAATTTGTTAATTATCCCTACTAAATTTTCATTAGAAGAAATAGTATAGTTATATGCTTCGTCCCAATATTGCTGATTTATCGCTAATTTTTCTTGTTTTTTAGCTTCCATATCAGCAATTAATTTTTTATCTTCTTCAGTCAATTCAGAGTTTCCGGTTTGAATTTGTGCTATCATTGCGTCATAATGACTTTCTATAGCAACTTTTTCATCTTGATATTGAGTATATCTTTGTTGAAGTAATTCTTGTGCCCCTTCTGCGTCTAAAGTTTTAAGTCTATTTTGAAATTCTGACTTAGCATATTCTAATTCATAGCTATTGTCAGCTTGTAATTCTAACTCTAACTGTTTTAATTGAGCATAATAGTTTTGAATACTTGTAATTTCTTCATTAGTTAACTCTCGCCCTTTTGCTTGATTTAAAATTTCTTTGATAGATTTTTCTAACTCATTTGCTTTTTCAACTTCTGTTTCATTTCTCTTACTCCAATATTCTAGCAACTTTGCTTCTGTTTCATCTATAACACCATCTGCGTTATACATTTCATAAAGTGCATTTTGTACATTAGAGCTATTAGATTTAATAGTATTTTCTATACCATCAACTAAAGTCCCTACTCTACCTAAGACGTTGTTAACTTCATCATCACTTACAACGCTATCTAAATTCATATCTCTTATTGTTAGATTGAAGTTATTAACATCAGAAGTCATTTCTTTTACTGTATCTTGAAAAGATGATGATATATTGCTATTGAAATTATCATAAACAATACCTAAGTTGACTAATTCATCTTTACTTTTTGCTTGCACTCCATTTAATTTTAAAAATGCCCTCTCTAATAAAGACATATCTTCTTTCGCTTCATTAACTTTCCTATTCATAGCGTCTTGATATTCATTGTATGCAATAACTCCAGCACTTAAAACTCCCAAAGCAATTGCAACTTGCGGGATACCTATGTTTAGTTTGCTTATTCCAGTAACTAATTTGCCTATGCCTTTATTTGCTCCATCTGCAGAAGATATACTCTCACCTAATGCTCTCTTAAAACTTCCTAATGTTTTGACTGCACTTCCAACCCCACTTGTAAGTCCGCCAATGATTTTTAACGCCCCACCTGAAGCAGTTGCAAATAAGCCTACGGAAATTATAGTCTTTTGAGTTTCTTCATCAAGACTGCTAAACCAATCAATCAAAGCCATTCCCTTGTCTAAAATAGCATTTACATGAGGTAGTAGATTGTCTGCTAACTGAATGCCTAGCGCTTCTATTTTGCTCTTAAAAGCATTAACTTTCCCTTGCGTAGTGTTGCCCATTATATCAGCCATTTTTTGTGTTGCACCTGTAGAAGACATTATAGAATTTCTTAAACTGTTAAATTCCTCGTCAGTTGCATTCATTACTGCCAGTAATCCAGCCATACCAGTTTTACCACTTATAGCTTCTGCATTAGAAGCCTTTTCGGCTTCGGTCATCTGCTGGAAGCCTTTTCTTAAATCAACAATTATATCATTTAAGTCCCTCATGCTTCCATCTTGCTTAATAGCACTAACTGTCATAGTGTCAAATGCCTCTGAAGTTAATTCTATTTCTTCTCCCATATTAGCAAAAAGTGTTCTTAATGCAGTTCCTGAAACACTTGCTTTAATTCCCGCATTAGCCATTAATCCAGCCGCAGTTGCAACATCTTGAATGCTAAAACCTAACGCTCCCGCAAGCGGTGCGGCATATTGAAATGTTTCTCCTAGCATAGCAACATTAGTGTTAGAATTAGCCATTGTTGCGGCTAAAACATCACAAAATTCAGTTGTATCACTTGCTGATAATCCAAACGCCGTTAATGCGTCAGAAACAATATCACTTACAATTCCTAAACTTTCAGTTGAAGCCGTTGCTAAGTTAACTATTGGAGTTAATCCATCAAGCATACTTTGGGTATTCCACCCAGCCATGGAAAGATATTGAAGCCCTTCAGCCGCTTGACTCGCTGACCATTGTGTCGTTGCTCCTATTTCTTTAGCCTTTTCGGTCAATTTTTCTAGTTCTTTTCCCGTTGCTCCCGATATTGCTTGTACTTGAGCCATACCATACTGAAACTCTGTACCAGCTTTAGTAGCATATCCAGCGAAGGCGACGATTGGTGCTGAAAGTGCTATTAGTGTATTCCCAGTGCTATTTAATTTTCCACCAACAGTTTCTAACTTACCGCCTAAATTTTCTAAGTTCTCTCCAGCTTCTTTTAATTCTTTAGACATTTGAGTAGTGTCAAAATTATCTATAGCTTTATTTGTATTATTAATTTCTTCAGTTAATAATTCTAATTGAGCTTCAGTTTCCTTAACTCCATTTTCTGCATTTTTAAGCTGATTTCTATATGTATTTAATTGTTTTTCAGTTTTTGCAATAGCAGCTGTATTATCTTCTTGACTATTCTTTAGCTTTTCTAGTTCTTCTGTCTTTTTTGCAATGCCCTCTTTAGCGCTATCTATTTGCTTTTTATAAGCAGTAAGTTTAGTAGTTTGTACAGTCATTTTTTGTTCTAATAAGCTTAACTTATTTTTTAACCCATCTAAGCTACTATCAAAACCTTTTCCGCTTTTTGACGCTAAATTGTATTGAGTGTCTAAAGATTTTAATTCTTTATTCAGCGCCCTTACTTGAGTTACAGAGCCTTTATCTTGAACCCCAAGCACAACTAGCAATTCTTCATTAGCCATTTCATCACCTCCTATTTCATTACTTTTAAAACTTCTGTATCTTCATTGACTATATTTGAAGCATTATTTTGCTTCTTATTATCATTTCTATATAAATCATTATGAATATTTATTTGTGAAATAACTTTCCTTAAAGTTGCTTCCCAAAACTCTCGCTCTTGCCTTTTTAATATAGTTGTATAAACATAATATAGCCAATCTACGTCTATCTCTTCTGTTTCTTTTGCCCCTTTTGATTTACTTTTTTTTTATCATTTTTTGATTGCGGCATTGAAGCACTTACTAACTGTATTACATCTAGTGTATGACTTAATAAAAGTCCAATGACATCAAATTCAAATAATTTTTCACCTAGCGGCTTATCTGGTTCTTCAATTGCTCTTATAGATGAAGCCATGAAATAAAGCAAAGTTTTATCATCATATTTATTGATTAAATGAATTGCATTTAAGAAGCTCATATTAGACATTTCTTGAAACATATTAATTGAAGTCATATCAAAGCACATGATATATTTTTTATTCCCTAAAACAATTTCTTTGCTTTTCTTAGTTAAATTACTCATTCTAAAATCCTTTCTAAAAATAGCCAGCATTTTGTGTGCTGGCTATAAGATTAATTAGTCTTGTGCAATGCCTTTAAATTGAACTTTATTAAAGAAATCTTCAAATCTTTTCTTCTGTGCGGCTTCACTTGATTGGAAACCATCAGAAGCTATAACATACTTTAATATTCCAGTTAAAGTTACGGCTGTTCCGCTAGGGTCTTTAGTTTTTACATTTTCACTCATCGGGATAGCTTGTCCGCTTAAAGTATCTTCAACAAAGTTAAAAGAGTCTGTTTTAGTTTCTCCATTTTCATTATCTTTCGATAACTTACAATTGTAATATACAACTCTGTCCGAAGTTCCATCTGAATAAGTTTTTTCAAATAAAAGAGCTACTTGCGGCGCATTAGCACTCGTACTATAAGCTAATTCTCCTTTTTCATAAGATTGACCAGTTAAATCTGATTCTATCTCTCTTGATATGTTAGAGAACGTTAATGATAAATCAGCTCCTACTAACTCTTTTATGTATATGTTTCTTAGATTATCTGCATAGTTAGACCCTTCTGCATAAGACTCTGTTATAGATAATGACTCTAAATCTTTAATTGGCTTTGGCGCATTAAATATTTTCTTCGTCGGGTCATAAATAGCGTAATGTGCATTTAAAATTCCAGTTGCTTTTTTACTCATATTATTATTCCTTCTTTCATTAATTTATTTATCTATGCTAATTACAAAAGTAATCGCAGTACAAAAAAAGTCAGAGTCAACAATTACAGTTGAAGCTACTGACTTTCTTATAAAACCTGCACTTTGCATAGCATTAATTATTTTCTTTTTATTATTTTCTACATTAGATTTACAATAAAGATTAAGCATTACTGTATATAGTGTTGCTTTTTCTTCATTGTCTGCCGCTCTGCTCGGCTTTTCTATATAGTTATAAACTATACATTCAGTTTTATCATTTGCTCTAGTGATAAAGTAATTTGGCAAAGATACATCAGCTAAAGCATTTTTTATTTTTTGAGTAATCATTTTAACGCTTCCTTTATCTCTGCTTGTATTTTTTTCTTTAGTTCTTTTAATGCTTTTTGATCTATATTGTCAATAGCGTTTGTGAACCAAAATTGATGCGTGTTAGTATATAAGTTACTATCTTTTCCCCATATTTTTTGATTATATCCGTAGTGATGAAAATACAAATGTTTCCAACTTTCCCAGCTTTCGTAATTATTTTTTAGTCCTACTTCTATATAATAATTGCCGTTTTTGTATTCTCTTTCTTCTACTTCACCAATCATATCTGATCTTGTTGAAAACTTACTTGCTTCATTACGCAACTCTTTTTCAACAAATTTTGCTACTTCTTTTACAGAATTTTTTGCTTTAACATTACTAAGTTTATTAAGTTTGTTTGATAATGAATTTATTCCTTTAATAGTTATAGTCATTAGTCAATTACTCCTAACTTTATTTGAATATACTTACTCATTTCTTGAATGTTACTCATTGAAACAATTTTATAAGTTTTATTATTAAATACAACTTTATATTTATTAGTATCTTCAACATCAAAGTCAGCCAAATGCTTGGGAAATCTTGCAGTAATGATTTTAGTAATATAAGTTCTTTCTCCGTCTTCAATTTCTTCATTACTAGCAGTATTACTTCTTACTCTACCTTTTGCTTCCCATAAATCCGTTAATTTTTCAACCGGAATATTGTCATCATTAATAACTAACTTTAATTCTTGTAATTTGAATTTACTTCTAAATAATCCGGGGTTGATTGTATACAAAAAACCACCCCCTTTTTAGACTAAGTTAAAAGCGTGCATGTTTAAAATACTTTCGACAATCGCATTAACTGGCACACCACTGTTGCTATCTAGCATAAATTGGCGCTTATCGTAGAAATCAGAACAAAGAATAAGTAAAACCATCGTTAAATCTTCATATTTATCTAATTCAGTTTCTTTAATTGATGTGTATTGTAAAATATATTGTTTGCTTGCTGAAATAAGCATATTAATAACTGTATCTTTTTCATCAGATGCATTAATATATTCTTTTACTATATCTGTAGTAACTTCACTTATTTTCATATTATGACCTTACAAGCACTGCGATAGCTTCTCCTAATGCTCTTTTAATATCAAATCTCATAGTGCCTTTAATAGTAACACCATCTCTGATGAAAGCGTATTCTGTTGAAGTTTTAATCGTAAAATTTTTCCTCGGCGCAAATATTAAAGCCTTGCTTAAATCTCCAAAGAATAATAATTGGTCATGTTGATTTGCAGCAGTTATATTCTTAACATGATCTGATATGACTACCGGTCTGCCTAATAGCATAGGAGTAGCTTTCCCACCAAATGGCACTTGTGAAAAATCAGTAGTTAATAACGGTCTACCGATACCATCAACTGCTTCTGTTAACCTTCCTGCTAATTCAGTTCCCATTACCCAAGTTGCATTTTTTCTATATTTTTGTGGTAATGAATTGTAAACTTTTAAAACCTCTTTAATACCTAGCGTAGCTAACCCGCTATTAGCAACAGTTACTTTCTTAACGCCTTCTTCTTCAGTTCCGTTTGTTACAAACCCCTCTAAACCATGTATTCCAGTTTGAGCATCTCCTTTTATTAATAATTCATCTATTGTTTCTGCTGCACCTTCTCCATATTGTTCTAATAAATCAGACATTATGTCATAGCCAGTATCTGCAATTGCTTCCTCTGAAACTACAGTAATATTCCCGTATTTATGTGCCGCTAATTGAATTGGCGTATAATCAACATCTTTTTCAACATAATTAGCTAATTCTTTTACATTTGCAAACTTCCCAACCTTAGTTTTTTGAACTGGTATTTGATGTAGCGCTGATCCTAAGTTTTCTTTTCTTACATATCTTAATAAATCAGAAGTTTCAAACGCTTTTTTAAGTATTGCATTTGCAAAAGTTGTCTTTTTAATATTATCAGTTGTTTTATTTACATTGCCTTGGACAGTTCCAACACCAATTCCTCTTTCTTCAACTTCAAAATCTGATATATTTAATTCTTTTTCATCTTCTATAGCTTTTCTAATTTCAGAATTTTGAACATCTAAAGTTCTAACTTCTAAATCTTTATCCATTTCTTTTTCCCCTTCTTCAGCCTTCTTTTTTTTGCCTTTATCAAAGTTTCTTACTTCTTCAGCGTCAGCAATTAATTTTTCTAATCCTCTAACTTCTGCTTTAATTTCTTCAACTCTTTTATTTTCTTCTTCATTAAATGCTCTAGTTTCTTCTTTAGCTTTATTTATTAAGCCTTCCATTTCTTCAATTAATGAATTTTTCTTTTCTAGTAATGCTTTCATATTTATCTCCTTGTTTTTATAAAATTTTGAGCGTCAAAAAAAGTTGAGAAATTTTCTTTATTATCCTCAACTTTATGCTTTTCAATTAATTCAATTTCAGTTTCACAACTTCTTTGCTCAATTAAAGTTGCTTCTTCTCCACGCATTTCTACTGAAGTAGCAATATATGCTGGAGTTACATCTAATATAGATACTTCATATAGGTTTATTTCTTCTAAATATCTTCTATCTATATCACTTTCATGCTTTTCCCATCTATCTTTTATAGAAGTAAAACCAAAACTCCAGCCCTTTAATTGACCTTTTTTAGCCTTTTCTATAACTTCTAAATCTCGTATTTCGCATTTAGCGTGTAGTCCTATATTATCTTCTTTAAGTTCTAAGTTACCTTCTTTTATCGAGCCTAAAACTCTATCTTTTCTATGATTATGTAATAATAATATATTGTCTGCTCTTGAAATAGCCTTTGAAAATGCTCTTTCTTCAACTGTTTCTATGAACTTACCTCGTATACTAGATAATACTCTACTATCTCTTTTTACTACATTAACATAACCTTCTAATACAATAGAGTTATTCCTTATCTCCATTTTCATTTAAGCCTTTCACCCCCTTTCCATTGACTACTTGTCCAGTATTGGGAACGTAATACTCTTTGGTAGTAGGATTATAAAGCACATGACCTAATGACATCTTAATATTATCTAATCCATCTAAGCTATCATAGTTTTCCATAAATCTCGCTTCATTTTGAGTTATTACACCTGCTTCTATAGCAGTTTTATAAGTTTCAAAACGTTCTTTAGCGCTTCCTTTAAGTAAGTCCTTAGTTTCAAATGCAAAATAATATCTATTACCCTTTTCACTTTCAAGTAATAATGCTTTATTAAATGCACCTTCTAACTGTTCCAGTATAGGAATTATAGTTGTTTTAATAAAATTATTATACTGTTGCTCTGTAGCAGTACCATTTAGAATACTTTCCGGAATTTTAATTAAATTAAGTATATCATTATCGTTGACTTTTCTATTTTCTAATACTTGTAGTTCTATTGAAGTTTGACTAAGCTCTTGGAAGTCTAAGCCATCGTTCAGGATAATGACTTTATTATTTTTGTTTGAAGTATTATCGTAGAGTTCTCCCCAGCTTTTTTTTAGAAAAGTCATAGCCTCCTGTGATAACTTCTTCGTGGATTTAACCACGCCCCTCTTAATTCCGCCAGCTTTAATATTATTATTGGCAAATGCTAAAGTATTGTAAGCAAGTTCTAGCAAGTCCCTACTTTCATCTAGTAAGCCTTTTCCGGTTAATCCATCTTGTGTATTTTGAGCAAAAATTACAAAATCATAACTTTCATATTCAGCACCATTTACAAATAACTTACCATCTTTAAAGATAGGATCAACGCCAGCAACTACACTTACCAATGAAGGTTTAATATAATGTAAAGATGTAATTAAATTTCTATCTTTATTTATATATAAATAACCATTTCCATTTAAAATAAAATCTCTTACAAGTGATTGCTTCATTTGAAAGCTATTTAGCAAATCACCAGTTTCATTATTTAAAAATTTTAGCCTATAATCATTGTCAATAGTTTCTACTTTCCCATCATTTTCTTTATATAGTTTAATTTCTAAACTACTTACTAAGTCAGCTATATAACCCACCCCAGCCTTAACACTAGGTATTTGCATGACCATGCTACGAGTAATAGTAGTTTTATCACTATCCAAACCGAAAATTTTAGCGAGATCGTCTTTTTCGCGAACTGGCTCAAATCCTCGTTTTTCTTTACCTAAAAATCCAAAATTAAAAATTCCCATGTTTTCACCTCCCTTTTAACAAATTTGAATTGCCCAATCCGTTTCTTCACCAGTTACAACTTGTTGTTGCAGTAAATAAAGCGCGTTGACCATAGCCATAACCATATCAATTTTTCCTTTACTACGCTTTTTATTAAGATATTTATTTAAGTTAGTATCTTCAGTTTGCACGCAGTTAGTAAAATTAATTTCTAATAATTTATTTTCATTGTAAACAAATTTTTTATTTAAAATGCTCTCTCGAAGCCACTTTATAGGGCTATGTAATATAGAGCTATGTTGCCTAACTTCTACTAAATCATAAAATTCTTTTAAATCTTCTCTAGTAGAGTTCATATCTCTAATATCATATCCAATAGCAACAATTTTAACTTTGTATTTATCTTCTATAGATAAAATAAAATCCCTTACAAAGTTGTAAGAGATAGTATCTTCACCACACGCAAAGCAATTTTCACTTTCTATTTCCTTGCTATAGTTAACTTTTTCTTTATTAGATTTTTCTTCTACTCTTTCTTCAGGAATAAAAGCCCATGATTTAGCTAATATTTTTTCAGTATCAAAATCAAAATTCACCATTGAAACGGCAGTATTGTCATCTGTTGAAGCTAAGTCTATACCTAAGTAAACTTCTCTATCTTCCCAGTCTATTTCTTCTTTTGCTTTACAAAGTTGTATTTGCTCTGAATTAATATAACTTTCTGCCCCTTGAGATTTATATTGAATATTATTATGTTTACATAAATAATTTTCTCTCTTACTTTCGTATTCAATAGCCAGTCTTCTTTTTTTAACTATTTCATTAAATATTGCTTTATTGTTTACTGCTACTGGATTAGATTGATATATTACATTATCATCATTGCGCCAGTTGACCCTTATTTCTTCGTCCGGCTCATATAGTAAAGCAAAATATCTTTTACTATCTAACATTCTATCTAATGTTTTCTTAGCTATATCTATTTCAGTAAGCATTACATTATTATCGTTAGGATATTGTGTACTAATAACAATTCCTAATTTATCTTTTAATGTTATTTGTGATGATCTCATTGCTTCCAAAGGATATTCCGGTAACAAACCAGCTTCATCTATGTTAAAAACTACTGCTAATTTACCGTCTAAGCCATCATTTGAATAAGCTAGTGGAGTATATTCATTTTCATTTATGTTACACCTAACAATATCATTGTTAATTTTAAATTTACTTCTTAGCGCTGGACTGCATTTAATTATTTTATCTACTGCAAGCTTTAACTCACAAGATAATTTATAATTGGGAGCAACACTAAAAAACCTGCTGAACTCCGGTTCTATAATTAAGCAAATAATAAATACTATTGCTGATGTGAAAGTTTTAAAATTCTTTCTTGAAATCTCTAATAAACCAGTTTCATAATACCTGCTATTATTTTCTTTAGACCTTGTACACAAAACTGCAATAATAAAAAACCACTGATAATCTTCTAAACTATCATACATACTTTGCCGTGTATCAGGATGGACCATAAGCTTTAATATTTTACAAATCAAATTAAAATCTGCTTTATCTATATAAGCTTCATCGTCTTTCCCTTCAACTATATCTATCCAGTAGCCAGCTTGCTTTTTTACATATCGCCCAACTTTACCATCTTCATTTTTATAGCACCATTTAGCGTATTTATAAGCCTTACTTTCTTTTATCATCTATCTTTCCTTTAAAGCTTTTAATAAAGGATCTTCTTCTATTTGCTTATTTTTAACGTCAATCACTGCTAACTTAGCCCTGTCAGCAGGCGACATTCCTAATCTAATACTATTACTTATAAACATAGCATGATAATCTTTATATACACCAACTGCTGGATTTTTATATAACTTTCCATTCTCGTCAGTTATAGTTGTCCCAAACGTCCTGATGTCATTGTTGGCATCATTCATATTAATAATACAAAAAACTGTAGATTTTAATAATTCTATATCTAAATTATTTAAAATCCCCGCTCCCCTTAACTGATTTACTATAAATAAATATAAATTCTTTTCTCTATCTGTTAGTAAATCTGCTGGCGGCGAATAAACTAAATCACCATCACCTTTGTATTTCTCTTCTTTTTCTGCCTTAGTTAGCTTACTATCTCCACATAAAGCAACTGGTTTAGCCGTTCTAGCCAAATTATCAACTCCTTTCATCCGTTTTGAAAAAGCCCATTTCCGAAAATTTTGCGAGATTACCCCCTTTCTATGTACTGTACGTCATAGCTCTTCATACCACCCCTAATCCCCAGGGGGGATACCTATTCTCTCTCTCCAACTTGCCATCTTCGATTCATTTCTCTTAATTCTTCTTGTACTTTTTCTTTATCTTCTTTATATAGTTCATGTATTAATTTGTGTTTCTCTTTAGACAAACAAATCAAATTATTATATTCATATGCTAAAGCTTCATTATCTATTATTTCTGTAATGTGATGTACACAATCAGCTTTGATTATTCTTCCTTCTTTGAATAAAGTATAAAGACATATATAGTTATGATCTTCTAATACTAACGCCCTTAACTTACGCCATCGCCTGCTATTGTATACTGCATTATCTACACGCTTTGCTTTTTCTTTTTTATTTCTATATTTCTTCTCCCATTCTTTCTGCCGTGCTATCTTCTTCTCACACATGAATGTATTCAAATGTACCTTATAGCACACGCTACAACTTATTAATCTTGCCATTTCCATCTCTCCTTTTTTAACGACAAAAAAGCAACTACTTTTACATAGTTGCCTTTGCCTCTTTAAATATTACATTATCGAAAATTGAAACTAAACTAATAAGGAGAATCTAACTTGACAATAACCCTGTCAGACATACGTCTATGATGTTATTATATTAGCTTTTTTTAAAGAAAACATTAAATATTTCTAAAATTTTTCTACAATTTTTCTTAAATATTTCTATAACTTTTCTTAAACTTTTCTATAATTTATTTAGCTTACATATTTTTTAATTGTTCTTAAAGCTTTATTTTCTATCTGTTTAAGCCTTGTATATGTTCTATTGTATTTAATCTCCAGCAAACTATATTTTTCTCCCCTTATTAATACAGTTTCTATAATATCTCTTTCTTCATCTTTCAAAACTGATAAAGCATTATCTATCCTAGCCAGTTCTCTTTCTTTTCTTCCTTTGCTTATTAATAGCTTCTCTTTCTTTTCTAAGTAATGCTCCAGTTGACTTTCTACCGGTGAAGTTACTTTATATGTTTTACCAGTTCTTTCTCCATCTGCTTGTCCGCCTATCCCTAACATATCTATTTCTAACTCTTCTAATTCTAAATCTATATGTATTATATCTGCCTTTATTTCTTTATATTTTTTTAACTTAGTAATTGTTCTTTTCATATTCTCCCCTACTACATATATTTTTTTATATAAGTGAATTTATTTCTCTAGTAACCTTATTGGTTGTTTCTAACCAGCTCATCTAATATTTTTTTTGTTTCACAAATTTTCTCGCTTACCTCGAGCAACTTCTCGCTAGACTTTTCTAAATCTTCTATAGAATATATTTTTTTTAATTTACTAATGTCCTCCATTAAATCTTCTGCTTGCTTTAAAAGTAAATTACTCATTCCAACTGTTGTAATCAAATGCCTTTCTAACATTTTATTTTTCATATACATTCCCCTCCTGATGTTAATTACAAGGCATAAGTCATAATGTAAGGCGTAGTCTGCTTATGCCTACTAGGTGCTACACTACCTATTTTTTATTAAATGTCCATGAAATTTTCTATAACTTCTATAGCTTCACTTTCACATGAATTTATATGTTCAATCTTTAATTTAAGCTCTTCTATCTTTTTTATTAATTCTTCTCTTTCAAAGTTAGCCCAGCTTTTAACATCTTCTATATTTTCAAAAGAATACTCTTCATCTACAGTTACAACACTTCCTTTAATGTTGTACAGTCCATATTCCCCTTGAACCGTTCTCTCTACTACTTTAGTAATTTCTTTAACAACTCTCAATTTACTGCTTTTATTTTCAACTATCGTTTTTATATCTATGTTATCGTTTAAATTTGTTTCTTTTTCTTCTTCTTGTACATTTATAACCTTTTCTTCTTTTTCTTCTGTATTAGCTTCTTTTTCGCTATCTTTTGCACCATCTTCAAATATGTACTCTAAAGCTTCTTCCAATTCCTTGTCTGACTCCCTCACAACTTCCTTAATTGAGTCAGATATTAATTTAGCTTTTTCTTCATCTTTTATTATTGCTTTAGTCTTTTTATAAGCATTTGTTAACATCGCCGTGCTAATTTCCTTAAATTCTTCTATTAGAATTTTCACACTAACCTTTTGGTTATACCCTGCTTCTATAAGCTCCCTTATTCTCACTTCAATTTCAGGACCCATTTCATTTATTTTTTTTACTGCCATGTCGTAGCTTCCCCCTAGTTTTTCTTTCAATTCTTTCATTTTATGAGCGTCATTCACTAATAAATCTGAGCTTTCATCTAAAATCTTTTCTATCTCTTCCCAATCCAGTTCTTCAAACTTTTCAGCAAGTGCCGCTTTAAAGCACCTATCAATTGCTTGAAATAATGTATCTGTTTCTTTTTTCATTTCAATTTTTATAAGACTATCTATCAGCAAATGTTTAGCTGGTGGCAAGGATTTAAACCATGCCATAGCTTCAACTTTTTTATTATCTTCTCTCTTTTTTTCTTTTTCTTTCAATCTTCGTTCTTTTCTATTCATTTTTCCTCTTACTTTTTATCTGTATCGACTTTCTCATACAAATAAGCCCTTTCTCCACAACTATTACAATCAAACATTGCATAGCTATTAACTGAATTAGTGTTTGTATAATTTTCTTCTGCTCTAAAACAGTTTTTTCTTTCTTTGCATTCTTTGTTGATACAAAATGTTATATCTTTCATGTACATATCCTTCTTTTCTGAAATTTTTTGAATTGTTCACTAACCAATCCACGCAATTTTCTCAATTTCATCTGCACTCATATTCACATACTTTTCATGCCCTTTAATTGCTTCTTCTTCTGTTGAATATCCTTCAGCTATATTCCAACAATCTAAACCTTCTAACATTATTGCAGTTTCATAAGCCCCATATCTATAATCATAACTTTTAACTGTGCTTATTATATATCCATCTTCTCTTTTAGTTAAATCAATTCTATTTACCATATTTAATTCTCCTTTTTTATTAATTTCCATAATTAACTTCTTTTTAACTTGTAATATTTTTGAATTGCGAAATTAATTATATAAATTAATCTCCTCAATAATTGCTCTTTGTTCTAAATAACTAGCATATAATCTCATAGCTTTTAATTGTCGTGATAATAAACTATAGCTACAAGAAGGTGTAAAGTTCAAAGTTCCTTCTTTGTATTTTATAAGCATTTTACTTAATCCACTCATTCTAATTTTTAATTGAAAATATTCTGCTCTAAATCTTTCCTTATAATCTGAACTTCCCATCATTTCAACAGTATCTTTTAATTCCATTCTATTACCTCGCTCTTTCTTTATTTTTAATTCGCAATATATTCAACTTGCGAGTTACTTACATAACTCGTCATACATTTTATTTAGCTTTTTTATTATCTCTTCTCTAGCATCTTTTTGTTTATTAGCTTCTTCTAATTGATTATTATTTTTAAATTCTTTAAATACCGCCCTTTGATCTAATACTACTAACATGGCTAAATAATTTAATTCCTCCTTGTTTAACATTGCATACACTCCTTCGCCTTATTTCATTAAACTTCTTCAAAGATTACTTCATCTAAATCTAATTCTTCGTCACAACTATTGCATTTAAATCCCTTTTCAATTCTTTCTCCTAATGTTCCTTTGCCATAAACCATATCAATTAAACTTAAATCTTCACTTTCACAATACTCACATCTCGTTTTAACTAACATATTTCAATCTTTCCCTTCGCAATAATTTCATTACTCTCTAAACTTCTTTTACAAATACTTTTCCATTAGGATCAGTATAAAATATATCTCTTTTAAAGGTCATTAGATATGAAACCCCTGGAATAACTAATACATTCATATCTGTAACAATAGTATTTAATTCAAAAGTTGCGATAACCTCTCTTGTATCTTTTTTAAAAACAACTAAAATTTGCATTCTTCCTCCTTCAACTAACTAACAATAATTTCAAATTACGAATTAATCAATTTCACATCTTTAGGTGAAACTCTCATTATATATGGCAATTTTCCTGTCTTAGATAATCCAAAATCACCCATTCTTGAAGCCATAACAACAGTATATTTTTTACCTTCATACTCAACCTTTTCTCCAATACAAATACCGTTATATCCTACAATCCTCCCCGTATTTGTATATTCGTTTATTTCTATAAACCCTATAGTTTTAATTCCATCTTCATTTTCATCAGCTTCAAACCATTTAACTTCTTCCATTTTTAACTTTCTATCCTTTCTATATATAATATTACTCTTCCTCCGTTTGATCTAAATACTCGTTTAAAGTTATTGGAGTAATTAAAGTTTCATCTATTTTAAATTGAGTTGCTGTTATTCTTCTTCCTGCTTTAACTAATTCTTTATATTCATCTTTAGGAATGTTATAAGTTGTGCAATCTAATTTAACACAACTATAAACCTCTGTTGGATTACCATGTTCATCTTCTCCCCACCCTGCTTCTTTTTCTACTCTATAACATAATCTTATTTTCATTACTCTTCCTCCTTATGCTCAACTAATGCCCCATGACCATTAAAACTAATTAATTTATAGTACGTTGGTAATGGTTTTAGTAATATACAGTGTTCTTTATCAACCCAACCATACATATAGCCATTCATAAGCCATCTAAGGTGTTTAGGTATTCTTACAACATATTTACCTTTACCACCTTTTTTACTTTCAGAGTGAATGGTAAATCTTTCTCCTATGCACTTGTCATACCATTCCTTACCTGTAGACTTCATTATTTTTAAATCCACGCTCCAAACCTCCTAAAATCCGAATATTCCTTGTCCTATAACTTGTAAGTATTATTTACAAGTTTATTCGCCATAGTTTTGAATTTAGTTTAATACCTTCTTAAGAATCCAATTAAAAAAATATCATTATCTTTATTAACTGTTTCGATTCTATCTAGTTTCCATCCTTCTTCTAAGTATTCATTCACTTCTTTATCAAATAGCCAACTTGATTCTAACTTTTTTGAAATAGTTACAATCGTATTTCTTTTTGCTTGAATCTTTGATGATTTATATCCTGTTTTTAAAAAATTCATTTTTTACCTCCAACATTAACGAATAGTGAGTTTGAATTGCTAATTTAACTATTCCTCTAAAAGCCATTCTTTATATTTAGTTTCTAACTTTTTTAATGCTCTATTATAAGCATCTAATTGTCCTTTGTAACTACAAAATATTACATCTAAATTAGTTGAAATCATAGTTAGTTTAACTATTTCAACTCTTTTTTCTTCTTCATCCCAATACCTATCAGTTTCTATTTTTAAATCTTCCTCCGAAATGGTCTTACTCCTATATTTAATCACTTTTCTCCCTCTATTTGTTTCGCAATATATTCAAATTACGTATTATTGCTACGTAAAAACAAATGTTACCAACTTCTACTCCAGGTAATATCAATTTCCTTGTATTTTTCAGTAATCATTTCAACTATATCTCTAGTCATTTTACTTTTGAACCATTCTGTTTTTCCATCATTATTGAAATTTTCAATCATCCATCCATTGCCATCATCATTAGATATATAACATAATCTTAACTTAACACCATCACATTTTAGATTTAACCTTGGAGTAACTAACATCTTTCTAAATAATCCACTACTATTAACTTTCATATCTATTGCTCCTCTTTCTTAGTACGAATTATATTCAACTTATTCTTTTATATCTTCAAACAATTCACGCCATGCTTCTTTTTCAATTCCATCAATTACATAAAATTCAATTCCACATCTATTTTTATATTCATCTACAACCTCATACTCTTTGCCAACTTTAAACTTATTGAAAAGATTAGCTTGCCATCTATGTTTAGGCTTAAATATTACTCTTTTCATGACATTCTTAACTTCTTCCTTATGTGTTATTACTGGAATGTCAAATATTGATACTTGACCTTCTATTACATTTAACATCTATATTTCCCTCACTAATAATTTTACAACATTTGGTCTTTTAAAATTTCTTCAAACTCTTTAGAAAGTTTAAAATATCCTACATCTTCAACTTTCATAACTTTAATACTTGTGATTTTTTCATCATTAATCCAAGGTTCACATTTACTTTTTAAAACCTCTAATGAGTTTGCTATAATTGTATTTCTCCTTACAGCATCTCTATAAATCACTGCTTGATAATACATTGTTTTCTCCCTCCTAGAATGGCATGTCTCCATCATCAATTGGTTCTTCTACACCAAATCCATTATCTGTTGACATATTCCAATAATCGTTGTTTTGATTATTTGTATTTACATTTCCATTATTACTATTACCAATAAACTCAAAGCTTTCTACAATTACATCTGTTGTATACCTCTTAACCCCGTCTTGTCCATCATAACTACCTGTTCTTATATTTCCTGCAAGTGCTATTTGTCTACCCTTTGCAAAGTATTGAGCAATTGTTTCTCCAGTTTTCCCAAATGCAACACAGTTTATAAAATCAGCTTCATCTTTTTTAAACTGCCTATTTACTGCAACTGTTATTCTACAAATTGCAGTTCCGCCATTTGGCGTATACTTTAGTTCCGGATCCTTAGTTAATCTTCCGACAATTATTACTTTGTTCATACTCTATTCCCCCTAATTAATTATTTATGTACCATTTCCCACGAATTTCTTCTATATCAATATTAAAATTTATATTCCATTTGTTTGGTGCAAAATAACTTGCTTGAAAATCTGCTCTATTCCCTTTTTTATATTTAAAATCACTAACTTTACTTTCTATTTCTCTGCCTTCTTCATAAGCCTTAAATGCTTCTTCAAAAGAATATTCTTTTCTTTTTAGTTTAAATGTTTGTCCTCCACCTACTCCTGTGTCAACAACATTTGATTTATCTGCTTTTTCTATAAAACTAAAATTTATCATTCCTTCTATACAACTTATTTCTTTAAGTTGAAAACAGTCTTGGACACTCTCCCAAACCTCACCGTCTTTAATATCTGCAATTACTTCTCTAAATGTTTTCTTCATGCTATCATCCTTTACTATCTCAAAAACTTTTTCTTCAAAGTATAACCCCTCTAAGCCTTTTATATACCAACGGTCTTCTCCAAGCCATTCATTGAATTTTAATTCACCTTCATAAATTTTTCCAACCTCTAATTTAGTTAATCCAAAATTATTGCGACATCTAACTTTCATCTTATTTCCTCCAGTTCAAACTCTATTCTTTCCGTTTCTTCGGTCCATCTTTTTATAACTGTTAACTCTACTACCTGCGCGTCATCATCAAAAGCTATTTTATTTAAGCTATCCAATACTATTTTTGCTATATTATCACTATCCGGCTTCTTCAAAGGCATTTCTAACCCATCTCTTATCGCTTGTACGCGTTTTTTTGTGTACGACTTAGGTATTTTATAGTAAACATATATTTTAGCCTTTACTGGGCCATCTATAAACTTCCCACACTGCTCCTTATAACAACATTTAATCCAATTCTCATATGTTATTGTGTCTCCAGGAGTAAATGCTCTTCCTGTTTTAGTATTGAATCTTGGTCTAGCTTTTCCTTTTATCTTTCCTTCGACAACTATCATTCTCTATATTTGTCCTTCCAAACAATATAATTAGCAAAAGTAGGTTTTATATTTCTCCCCTCGCAAAACTTTTTAAATTCTAATAAATCACTTTCTTTTACAAAACTCATTTTCTTACTCCTTATTCTTCTCTATTAACTTTTAAATCATCTTTGGCTTTGCTCCAAACCATTCTCGAAGTTGTATGAACTTCTTTAAGATACTTACATATTTCTTCAAGCCTCTCTTTTAACGCTGACTTTTCTCCCCTTTTTAGATCTTTCTTTATATCAAGCTTAATCTTGCTCCAGCGATTGTAAGCCTGCAAAGCTTCTAGCATTAACTTATAAGACTCTCTTATATCATTTTCCTGCAACGCTCCAAATCTCTTAACAATGCTTATATATTGCCTTGCTTCTTCTTTGTATTCATCTTCAAAGTTCACGTTTACCACCTTCGTCTATATTTCTTAGATATAATTTTATCTCTTTTTTTCTTAGCGTTATTTATTTGTGTGAACATGAAAGTATCAGCTTCCCTAACTCCTATCCTTCTTCTTTCTTGCCTTAACTTTATATCTCTATAAGTTTGCTCTGCTCTTTCAGCATTAGTCATACTTTCCCAAGCTTTCAATTTAACCACCTATTCCAATTTTCTTTCCTGTTAGTAGTTCTAAATCCTTTTTGTATTTACTTTCTAAAATTTTATTTTTAAAATTATCTTGTGATGATATAGTAATAATTTCACCTTCAACTACTACTGAGTCATAAAACCATGTTCTATATGCAACTTCTCCCCATTGCTCATAAAACTTTTTATGTGTCTCTGTTGGGAATGAAAGGGGCTGAAGTGAAGGGGCCTTTTCTTCTTCTCCTTCTTCCCATTCTTCTCTTTCTTTAACATTCTTTATATATTCTTTATCATTCTTGTTTGTTTTCTTTTGATTTTCTTCTGCATCACTTTTGAATTTCTTTTGATTTTCTTCTGTGTCACTTCTGTGTTCCTTTTGTGTTTCTTCTGTGTTTCCTTGACCTTGGTAAACCCCATAGTTTTCAATAGTTAGAAGTGTTTTTTTATTATCACTTTTATAATTAATCATCCCATCTTTTTGTAACTGCTCTAAATATTTTTTTACTTTGTTTGTGCTCCACTTCCATCTGTCACTTAGTTGTCTTAATGATGTTATTTTTGAACCCTTTTTCACTTCAATTAATTCACCATTAAACATTATTTTTTTATCTTTATGATTTACCATTAATAATAAATCTATAAATGCTTGTCCTCTAGTGAAGGGTTCATCATCCCATAACCAATGTTCTTGAATTGCTCTATGAAGTTTTATCCACCCTTCTGCCATACTAACTACCTCTAGTAAGAAGGACTAAAATATCTTTCTCTTCTAACATCCTCTAGTCTTTCCTTCTCCTCTATAATTTCATTTAAATTTTCTAATTCAACTTCTAACTTCAGGATCATATCTTCTAATTCGCTAAATGTTTTTTCTCCAATACTGTTCCTATAATCATCAATTAAATTTTCAAATTCTTCATTTCCCAATATGACTGTTTCTGTTCTATCCTCTGTAGTAAGTTCAACATCTGTGCCAGCTATGTATTTTATTTCTTGGTTTCTCCAATCTAACTTAATTGAATTAGCCATTACTTTTTAGCCCCTAACGCTTCTAATTTGCTACAAATCTCGTCATATTGTTCCTTTGTCATTTCTTTTAACTCTTTTACTTTATAATCTCTTATAGCAGTTTCAGTTATTGCCTTTGGTGTCTTTCCTACTTTGCTACCTATTGCAAATAATCGATTGATTTGAGCGGCTGATAAAGTATATTTATTGTCTTTATTTTCTTTGCCAGTAGTTGCGTCTAATACGTCAGCTTCTACAATTTCAAAAGCAGTTAAATATAAGTATCTTCTTAAATAACTTTGAACTGCTCCTAGATTTTGAATATCATGACACCCTTTTAAGGTTGCTTGTGCCATAGGGGAAGTAAATATTATTTTTTCCTCTAGCTTCTCGCTATTAGTTATAGTCAGCGTTGCTATATCCGTACCATATGAAATGCTACTGCATAACTTATATTTATTCATAAGTATATTTATGTGCGGTAATATATCCCCAAGTTCAAAATAATCATATCCACTAAACTTATTGCTACCACTTTTCTTAATTTCGCACTCTTGCAGTTCGACCCTTGCCGACTGCAATTTCTCAAATACATTCATTTTTTTAATACTCCTATTCAACTTTAATACTTATGTTCTCTACAGTTTCTACTCTTACTCCAGGAACAATTTCACCAGTTTCTTGATTTACACCATCTTTACAAAGCTTCTTAAATACAGTCTTATCCAACTCTTCTTTAACTCTAATTACATCAATTTCATTCGTATTGCAGTAATCCATTATTGCTTGTTCATCTTCATAGATATATTTAGATGTTTTTCTTGATGTTACTTTTCCATATGGAGTTGATAATTTAAACTTTTTATCTTTAGCTCTCTCCTCTATGTAATAAGCACTTAATAATCCTTCAAAATATTCTTTTTCATGCTCATATGCCTTAATTTCATTTTCCGCCCAATTCTTTATATTTAGCATTTGTTCTGTTGCTGTTTCATTTATTCCAGCAACTTTTGCTTCTATAGCTCTTAATTTCCTAAATGCCCATGTAGCACTTTTCAAGTCAGTTACTTTAAATTCCTCTTTTACTTCGTTCATTTCTCGCAAATCATTTTCTAATAAGATATTCATTTTAAATGCTCCTTAATTTCAATTATTAATTTTCTGTCATGCTATCAATTCTTTTGCTTTTTCTATAGCTTCTATATAGTCTAATCCTTCTTCTGCAATTAATTTTTGAACTTTGCAAACTACCTTGTCCAACTTTTGACCAATAGCAATAGTTCTTTCATCAGTCAGCCCATATTCATCAATAGCTTTATGAAGTTTCTCTCTTAATTCTTTCATGATTACCTCCTAATTTTCTCTTTCAATTAATGGTAAAATGTCATTTTGCTTCAATAGTTCATATATAAATAATCTGCCTTTTTGTGTCCAATAAGTATGCAATTTGCTTCCTTGACTTCCATCAATTCTGCTATAATTTTGTGTTTTTGATGATGTATATCCTTTATCATGATACTTAGCATATAATAACCATTGCTCTCCTAACTTATATTGAACTCCGAATTCATGTAACTTTTTATTTAAGCTTGTACCACTCATTCCATAATCTTTTGCTATTACTGATATTGCTAATAATGAATTACTTTGCAGTATTAAATCATAGTAAGTAGCTTTAGGTTGTAATTCCCCTATCCTTTGATTTTGTTGAGCATTTATTAAAGTTAGACTTTCAACTTTCTTTTCAGCTTCTAATCTTGCAGCTCTTTCTTCTTTCAATTTTGTTGCTGCTGCTATAAGTAAATCTGGATTATCTAATAATTCATCTGTTGCATACATTCCATGTTTTCTTATAGAAGGAAGTACCTCTGATGTAACCCATCTTCTAAACTTTTTAGCTCCTGGTAACTTACTTCTAAGAACTAGGGAATATAGGCCACTTTCATTTATCACTATCATTTCTTGACTTCCACCAAGGGTGTCACATTTCGTTACTCCCTTATCTTCTTCATCTACATGATCTAAAAGAGCTTTTCTTGTATTTTTATATCCTAAAACTTCTGCAACATCTTTACCAACTAACCAACCTTCTCCATTAATTTCAACTGCTCTTACTTCAAGTTCTAATTCTTTATTAACAAATAATTGAACTCCTTCTTTATGTTTGTGTTTTATACTTCCCATTCTATTCACCTCTTATTTAATTTGGTGTTTTAGATAACTTGATGCCTTCGATAACACCTAAAACAAACATTTTTTCTTTATTAGATAAATCATCATTAATTTTTTCTAATAAATCTTTAATTTCTTGTTGCTTCTCTTTCATTTTTCTGCTCCTTTCAACTTTTTTCGACAAAATAATATTAATCTTTTTTCGATTAAATGTCAAACGTTTTTCGATAATTTTATCGATTTTCGATAATTTTATTGTTTTTTTATGTTTTTTAGATTATTATAAATTTTGGAGGTAGTATGAAATGAATAAAAGACTTAAAATGATAAGAATCGAATCACGCTTAAATCAAGCTGATTTTTCAAAAAGATTAGGCATGGCACAATCTACTTATGCGGCTTTAGAATCAGGAAAAACTAAAATAAGAGATAGACATATAAATCTAATATGTTCTACCTTTAACATTAATAATGATTGGTTCATTACTGGTAAAGGCGAAATGTTTAAGGAAGATTTGGTTGAGCAAGTCGGAGTAGAAGTGGCTAGATTATTCTCCAACGGAGACGATTTGACAAAAAAATTAATATTAGGGTTATCAGAACTTGATGAATCTGAAATTGAAATAGTAAAAATACTTGTAGATGGTCTCATAAATAAAAAGAAGCAGTCTTAACTGCTTCTTTTTTCGTTTATTTTGTTAGCTTCCTCAATAATTGCATTTACTAGCCTTAAAATCTCCATATCTTTTAAAATTTCTAAGTTACTTATTATATTATTTTTAATGTTTTTTATTTTTGATTCATTCATTATTTTATATCCATCCTTTTTAACTTAATCTTTGATATATTAGAGTTTTTCTTTTCTGAATGTATTATAATACAAAAAAATATTCCTGACAGGAATATTTCGACAAAAAAATTTCAAATTGTGGTAATTCTATGTAATTTCTTAATTCTATTGTAAAATGTCATAATTTAATTAAAATTATACCTATAAACACTATTTTCCACGTCATATTATGGCGTATTTTGTCGAAAAGTTTTTAAGGGGATTAATGATTAAAAATGCTCGAAATAAAAAGAAAATAACTCAACTAGAATTATCAAAGAAGTTAAATGTATCTCAATCTTACATGTCTAAGATAGAAAATAGAAAAACAAAGACTATAAGTGTAGATTTAATATTAAATCTGTCTTCAATATTAGAAATAGATCCAGTAGACTTATTTATTTTTCTTGCCAATTTATATGATTAGAGAAAGTAATACTTACTAATTTAAATTATTTAGTAATATTAACTTTCTTTTTTTATTGTTTATTATTCTATAATTGTCCTTGGAGGACTAAAAATGGATAAATTAGGCGAAAGATTAAAGGCATTAAGAAAAGAGCATAGATATACACAAGAGTTTTTAGCTGATTATTTAAATGTTACAAGACCGGCTATAGGTAATTATGAAAAAGGGATAAATGAACCCCCTTTACAGACATTAGTAAAATTAGCAGATTTATATCAGGTATCTTTGGACTGGCTCGCTGGCAGGACAAATTCAAAATACAATTTCAATTTAGAAAGCAAAGAAAATAAAGAAGTCGTAATAAAGCTATATGAAGCCTTAAAGGGTTTTAAAATAGAAAAAAAATAAAGTGTATCTTTATATCAAGATACACTTTTTTGTGGATAAATTCAAAAAAATATTTTTTTCTGTTGATAATTTTTGGAATATAAGCTACAATTATGCCTATAAATCAAAAAATTAGATTAACAAATAAAATTAAATATAAAAAAGGACCCTTTAAGTCGTCTATCGCCAAACAGTTCAACTTAAAGGGCTCACACCTAAGAAGGTTTAATTTCTTAAGAACTTTTTTTAATCTTATACGTTTTATTATATATATAATGATTAATTTAGTCAAGGATTTAAAGCCTTCTTAGGGAAACTTTTTTATGTTTTTTTAAGGGGGATTTTTTTATGGCAACAAATAATGAAAAAACAATAGATATGGTAAAGTTCGAAGTGCCTTACTTCCAAGCACCAAATGGAATATTTGATTTAAAGTTAGATATAAAAGCTAATTCTAAGCTAGTTTATTTATACTTATGTAGATGTGGTAATCGTGGAGCTGATGTTTTTCCTAGTTATAATATGATTGCAGAAGTTTGTGGTATTGGAAAAAGAACTGCAATTGAGTGCATCAAAGAATTAGTTGATGTAAATTTACTTTACAAGCAAAGTAGAAAAAATGAAAAAGGTGAAGCCACTAGTAACTTATACATAGTTAACACTCCCGATAAGGCCACTTGTAATAGATTATCAAGCCAACAAATTAAAGAGAAAAAGAAAACTAGAAAAAAGAGTAGTGCAACAGATGCACCACTTAAAAACGAAAACTTAGGTAGTGCAACAGATGCACTAGGTAGTGCAACAGATGCACTATGTGATGCAACAGATGCACCCTATAAAGAACTACTAGATAAAGAACCAATTACAAATAACTATAGTATTAGTAGTAGTAGTAAGGGTAATACCCCTGACTCAATTTACTCATTAATAGATTTATTTGATAACTCTATTTGTAAATTGAAAAAGACTACAACAGTAAAGTTTATGAATTATATAGAAAAATATGATCAAGATTTCATCAAGGCTATAATAGCTTATTGTGAAGAAAGAAACGCAAAATCATTTTCTTACTTTCAAAAGACTATAGATAGATATATAAGCGAAGATATAACAACTGTAGATGCTCTAAACAGTTCTATAGAAAACTTCAAAGATGAAAATAAAACAAAAAAGAATAATGCATTAAAGGCTAAAGATGAAGCTAGAAAAGAAAAAGAATTTGAAGATACAATTAACGAGAATATTTTAGAAGATATGATTAATGACAAGAATACTGCTGAAGAAGTTCACAATAAAATTAATGCTGGCGAAAATGTAAATGAACTAAAAGAATTGCTAAAAAAAGATATGACTGATGTACAATTCAAAACGTGGATAGCTGGATTAGATTTTAAGCTTAATGCTAATGAGTTATTCATTGTTTGTCCAAATTCGTTTACGAAAGATGTTCTTGTAAAAAGATATAAGTATATAATTAAAAATGTTGTAAAACAAGCAGAGCTTAATGTAGAAATAGAATATGTAGTAGCTGAATAGCTAAAAATCCCTTGAAATTATTCTATAAATATTTTTAATTTTAAATATAGTTGATATATCGTTTAAAAATAGTTGGAATATTGTTAGAAAAATTATGTAAAAACAAAAAAATAAAAAAATAGTTGGTATATTGTTTAAAAGTAGTTGACATATTATTTATAATGTTGTACTATAATTACAGGTAGTTGATATGTCAGCTATATATAAACTTTATATCAACTATAAATAAAATTGAATATGTGAGGTATCGAAAATGGCTAAAAAAATAGCACAAATAATAGGATTAGACTGTGGAAGGGGATATACTAAGGGATATACTGAAGTGAATGGAATTCCAAAAAGTTGTTGCTTTAAGTCTATTATAGGAGAAGGAAGGGCTATCGAATTGTCGGGGTTTGATGATCCAATAAGAATTGAGTATGATAATGAGGATTGGTTTGTTGGACTTCTAGCTGAAAAAGAAAGTCAAACGCCTATACGAAATAGTAAAGACAGTAAGATCACAAACACTGTAAAGGTATTATTAGCAACTGCATTATATGAGTTAGCGGTAGAAGATACTGTGAAAATAATGTTAGCAGTTCCATACAAGTCTTTTAGAAAATCTATTTTAGCTGAAATAGTAGAAGAATATAAAGGTAAAACTATTAAGGTTAGAAATAAAATAGATGGTGGCTTTAAGGAGATAAAGATAAGTGATATAAGCATTTGCAGAGAAGCTGACGCATCGCTTTACTGGCAAGTTAGAAATGAAGAATCCTTGGAAAAGCCAATCGGGATAGTTAACATAGGTTTCAGAAGTACGGAAATGTCTTATTTCGATAAGGATTTAACTTTCATTGACAAAAAGTCTGATACTATGGAATTTGGCAATAGAAGCGTTATGAGCAACGTAAAAGATAAATTAAAAGAAAATAATATTAATAAAGATGTAAATGAAATTGATACATCTAATGATTATAATGACCTTAAAGAAAAGGCTTATAAAATAGCAACTGAAAGCATAGAACAAATTATAGAAGATAAATGGATCAACTTAAATGAAATGGATATTTTTATTGCTGGTGGCACTTCTTTAAATATGAAATTTGAAGAAAGATTTAAGGTAATAGAAGATGCGCAAATGTCTACGGCAAAAGGATGCTGGCTAGTAGGAACGCAAAGATTTTAGGAGGTACAAATGAAGAAAACAACAAGCTTTCATTTAGAAGAAGATATTTTGAATGAGATTACTGCATATCAAAAGCAACATAACTTGAGCAGTAGAAATGTAGCTCTTGAGAGAATGTTGCTGGAAAGAAGATTTTTTTTAACTGCTCCAAGAGTTGAAAGGGTTGAAAAGATTGAAAAGGCTGACAAGGTTGAAGAAGTTAAGGAAGAACAAAAGAAAAATAAAATGATTGGGAAAAGTTTAAATTCAACTTTCGACGGCATGCCAGACTAAATAAAAATAAATAAAAAAAAAGGCAGTAAAATATATTACCACCAACTTCGCAACTTGATTGTAACATATTTTCTCTGCCTTTACAATAAGGAGAATGGAAAAATGAATACAATAATTATCAATGGAGTAACTTTACAAACTATTTTAGGGATTTTAGTGGCTTGGGCAAAGGCTATATTATTGCATGCTATAGCAGTAATTGTAATAATAGCAGTGATAGCTTTAGTGCTAGATTATTTAAGATTAAAGACTAAATCAAATTAGTTGATAAGGAGAAACATAATGTGGTGCTATAGGTTTGAACTGGATATAAGATTAAAAGATGGAGAAGTTACAAGAAATGCAAAGATGAATATCGTAGCTACAAACTTCGATGCAGCAATGCAAAAATTAAATACTTTGAGTGATAAACAAAATATTGAAATATTAAAACTAAAATTTATTGATGAATTTTCAGTATTGATTGCATAAAAATAAAAAAAGGCTAGTAAGTAAGATTTATATATCTCACCTACTAGCCTTTAAATTACTTCTTAATAGCTTCTAAGAATACCCCAGTAAAGCCTTTAGCTTCTAATTGTCTTTTTCTTTCTTCTGCATTTTCTCTATCTTTATAACTACCAGCTACTACTCTATAGTAAGTTTCACCTTGATTATTTGATACTTGTGTCGGTGCTTCTACTACTTTCTTATTAGCAATTGCTTCTGCTATAGTTTTCCCAATTGTGTCAGGTCCTAATCTTCTATATAAAGCAACATCTTCAGTTGCTTCAACAAAGCAAACTTCTATGATCATTGACTTCATCTTTGTATTTTTTAATTCATATAGTCCAGTTCTAACTTTTTGACCTCTATTTCTAAAGCCTAATGAAGCTAGTTGACTTACAACTCTTCCAGCAACATCATTTTCAGAGTAAACACATACCTCTGTCCCTAACGCTCCATTATAAGAGTTATAAGCATTGTTAAAGTGTATTGATATAAATAAATCAGCACCCCAGTTATTAGC